TAGAGAACTTATTAACGAAGTCCTAATCAGGTTGAGAGAAGACACCATTGCTACCGACTGGTCGGGTAATATCAATGATAGTTCAACAGTAACTGACTATCAAAAAGTTATTGGCTCACTGATTAATGACTCTAAACGAAACATTGAATCGTATCATGATTGGCTGGTCTTGCGTGAGACTAAAGATGTTGCTACAGTATCTGGTACTAGAAACTACAACCTAAGCTCTGGACAAGAGATTAAATTGATTGATGTTATTAATCAAGCCACAGGTGGTAATCTAGTACAAGTATCAAGACAATATATTAACTCAACTCTATACCCTACAGAGAACTCAGGTGAGCCTCTGTACTATGCTTTTAATGGTGCAGACTCAAATAACAACCTTAAAGTAGACCTAGAACCTAAACCTAATTCTGTACAAACTATTTCTTTTGATATGGTTAAGTACCAAGATGAGTTAAAGTTAGGAGCAACTACATTAAAGATTCCTAATAAACCAGTTATCTTAGGTGCTTGGGCTAGGGCTGTATCTGAGCGTGGTGAAGATGGTGGTACTCAAACTGGAGTTATCGCAGAAGAATTTAAAGAATCCCTTAATCAATCTATTATATTAGACAGTGGTAATGTTCAATATGAAACCGACTGGTATGTCAACTAATGGCTAAAAACCTATCTTACAAACCACTTGATGATATAGGACTTAACGGTCTTAATACTCAAAACAACCCTGCTACATTAGACCCTAGCTGGTTAGTTAAAGCTGAGAATATTATTCTTAGAGAGTCTGGTCGTATATCTTTTAGAAAAGGCTTTAAACAGAATGTCTTAGCTAATACTGATGGTACTTCTTCAGCCCCTTTAAAGATAGGCTCTATTGTAGAACATAAAGATGGTTCTACTATTAAGATATGTGCAGGGATAGGTGGTAAGATTTATACCGTTGCCTTTTCTTCACCAGATGCACCTTGGACTTCATCATTTACAGCTGGTACTGATTCAGATTGGCAATTTCTTAACTTTAATAAGAAAATATATGGCTTTCAATCAGGTAATCCACCTATTAAATATAGCTCTGGCTGGTCAGTAACAACTAATAAACCTTCGGGTTTGACTACATTCGACCCTAGTTGTGGAATGGGGTACTATGGAAGATTGTGGGTGGGTGGTGTTGCTGAAGAAAAAGACGTAGTATATTACTCGGATACTTTAATTGGAGATAACTGGACTACAGGAGCTTCTGGTTATATTGATTTAAAGACTGTATGGGGTACTGATGAGATTGTGGCTATTGCTCCTTTCTATGGGAAGTTGGTAATTTTCGGGAAGCATAATATTGTTATATATTTAGACCCAGCAGACCCTTCGGCAGCAACCTTTAAATTAGATGAAATTATTAGAGGTGTTGGTTGTATATCAAGAGATTCAGTCATAGCTGTTGGTGATGATTTATTGTTTTTATCTAGCACTGGATTAAAATCTTTAAACAGAACAACTGAGTTAGATAAAGTACCTCTTGCTGATTACTCTCCCTCAATTAAAGATACATTAATTAGAAATATATCACAAAGCCCTAATGTTAAATCTGTTTATGTAGAAAACGATGGTGTGTATGTTATGTCATTTATTGACCTAAATATCACCTACGTCTTTGATATGAAACACCTAACCCCTAATAAATCACCAAGAGTAACTACTTGGCATTTTGATTCAGATAGAGAGCCTACAAGTTTAGCCTACACAGAGTCTAAAGGATTCTTAGTAGGACAAAAGAAAGGTTCTATTGCTACTTACGAGGGGTACTTTGATAAAGATTACTCAGGCAGTGCTGTCTATACTTCACACTCTTATACTGGTTCATTCTTAACAACATGGCTAGACTTAGGTAATTCTGTAACTGCTTCACTCTTAAAGAAACTCAAAGCTGTTATTAATGGAGGTTCTGGTACTAATGTTGGTTTAAAGTGGTATAAGGACTTTGACATAGTTCCATCTAAATCTTTACAGTTTCAGTTAAACCCTACGACAACAGGTACTGTGTCGCTGTGGGGTGCTAGTAGCTCTCTATATGGTGCGACTACAGTTACACATACACACGTTGCTGCAACTCATCCATCAAGTTCTACTTATGCGCCCGTATTTGGATTAAAAGAATATCAATTAAATTTAACAGGTTCAGCTAAGTTCTTACAACTCGAGATGAGTGCTGAAACAAAAGGATTTGTAGCCTCATTACAAACCTTAACTTTATTAACTAAACAAGGGAAAATACGATGAGTAACTATACAACATTTGCGGTAGCTTGGAATGGAAAGGATGCTTTATCTGATGCAGACCCAGGTAAAGTAATATCTGGTTCTGATTTCCACTCTGAATTTACAGCAGTACAAACAGCGGTAAACTCTAAGGCAGATTTAAATGGTTTAGCAACAGAAACATTCTCAGCTGTAACAGCATCTACAGGAACTAATACTACACAGGTAGCGACTACTGCTTTCGTTAAGACAGCTATTGACGCTATTGCAACTGCTTACCCTGTAGGTTCTATTTATATGAACGCTAGTGTTAGTACAAACCCTGCTACTTTACTAGGGATGACTGGCACTACTTGGGTTTCCTTTGGTGCTGGTAGGATGCCTATAAGTTTAGATTCTAGTGATACAGACTTTGATACAGTTGAAGAGACTGGTGGCGCTAAGACGCATACATTAACTGTTGATGAAATGCCAGCTCACACCCATGATTACACAGCTCACTTAGGAACTGGTGCTTCTGGACCTATCAGTCTTCATGATAGAATACCTTCAGTGACAGGACCTACTACTTCAACAGGTGGTGGTTCAGCACACAACAATATGCCTCCATACATTACTGTATATATGTGGAAGAGGACAGCTTAATGAAAGAATTAAAGAAACAGAATAAAGGAGAACGAAATGGGAATGTTTAGTACGATTGGTGGTCTAGTTGGTGGTGCTTTTGGTATGCCTAGTCTCGGTACTGCTGTTGGTGGTTATTTCGATTCTAAGGGGGCAACTAAAAACGCAGGTGAATTATNTGGTCAAGTTCAAGGTATGTCAGAAGAGCAATACGGAAGAGCATTGCCATGGGATGCAACTGGTGAGTTTGGTGGTATTAAATATGACCGAGAAGGCAAAGCTGTTTCAACTGAACTATCAGCGCCTTGGCAACAGCAGATGGATAGATTAATGGGAAGGTCAGGCGCTACATCTGAACAAATTTCTAAATACTCAGCAGACCCTGTAGAGTTTGGGATGCAATTAGCAAGCCAGAGAAAAGGTTTGTATGCAGCTGGAGATGAAAGAGATAGACTAACTCGTGAATCCAGAGCTGTAGCACAAGGTCAATTCGGAACAAGGGGCTTTGCAGGAAGAGAGCAAGGGGTATTAGAATCTATAAATCAAAGAAATTTAGGTCTTGATGTTCAAGGCTACCAAGATGCTTTACGGACTGGTACTACATTAAGAGACTGGGAGAAAAGTGAAAGACAAGGAGCTATTGATGTTGGTAAATTACCTCTTCAATATCAAGACCTATCTAAATCTGGTGGCATCTCTGCTGACCCTTACAGTAGTGATAAAGTTTTAGCAGCAGGTAATGTCTATGGTGCAAAACAATCTGCCTATGATAGTTTTGGCGGTATGTTAGGCGGTGGAAGCGACTCAGGTCAAAGAAACTTTCTAGGAGACTTATTTGGAACTAATCAAAATGTAGGTGGTGGTGCTGGACATAAAGATAAAATGGGATTATATGGCGGTATACCTACAATAAGATGGACTTCTTAGGAGATAATAATGGCAACAATGTTTACAAACCCTTTTGATGCACAATTAGCTGAAGAAGAGGCATTAAGGACAAGAGCGATAGATTCGTCTAAAATTCCTTGGCATCAGAGAGGTGCATATAGTGGTGCTTTAGCTGGTGAAAATATGGCTAGGGGTCTAGGCGGTATGCTTGGTATGCAGACTCCTGAACAAGCTAAACAAAACAAAATTGAAGAGATTATGGGTCAGTACGGTGAAGGCGCTAAATCTTACGAACAGTTATTAGAAATAGCAGACTCATTTAGAGATGCTGGTATGTTAGACCTGTGGGAACAAACTATAGGTATGGCTGAAAAGATGAATACTACGACTGCAAAAACACTGATACCAAGAACTAGAACACGTAATGTAGGAAATATGCAGATAACCGAAGACTGGAATCCATATACACAAAAATGGGTGGAAGTATCTAAAGCTCCTAGATGGCAAAAAAAATCTGGCTCAACTTCTGTAAGAAAAACTGATTTACAGTTTGAAGCAAAATTACTTGGATG